CTGAGTTTAAGGACAGTAATGGTAATGCTCGTATACCCGCATGGGCGCAGGGTGTAGCAAGAGACGTATCCAAGACTATGACCTTTGGTGGACTGTCTGGAACCGCTGCTACAGAGTCAATGGCAAATGCCATAATGGAAGCTACTCTAGGTGTAGCTGATAAAGACGCTAAGTTCTTTCAAACTATAACTCTTAAGAATTTAGATAACAGACAACAGGCTATCCTTAATAAAGCAAAGACAATTGCTACTGTTGATTTAGCTAATATGAAGGCCCACGAAGTTGCTGCTGTACAGGATGCTAAAGCGTTCTTACAAATGGATTTATCAAATCTTACAAACCAGCAACAGGCCGAAGTAATCAACAAACAGATTATGAAAGATGCTCTGTTCACCAATACAGCAGCAGAAAATGCTGCACGGCTATTTGCTTCCCAAGAAAGTAACGATGCAGCCGAATTTTATGCCAATATGAATGTTGCAATTGATAGAGATAATGCTAATACTATCAATACACTAGCTAAGTTTAATGCTGGTGAAATCAACGACAATAGAGAGTACGTTGCAGAGCTAAGAAACAACAGAGAACAGTTTACTGCCAAGCAGCAGTTCTTCATTGATAAGTACAATGGCGATTGGATACAAAAAGTAGCCACTACTAATACCCAGATGAACTTTGATGCAGCAAGTTTTGATGTAAAAGCTGCTCTAGGTATATCACAAGAAGCCCAGAACAGGTTGTGGGATGATGCCGATAATATTCTAGACTACATATGGAAATCTTCTGATAACGATATGCAGAGAGAATACCTACTACTAGCCGCACAAATACAATCTCAGTCTGGCAAGACTTCTAGTGGAAATAGCTTCTTGCAGTCTGCCTTGCAAATTGGTGGTGCAGTACTTGGCGCAGGGTCTAAGCCTTGGTGGTTAGCGTAGGAGAATAAAATGAAGTTTCAAGAAGCAGTTAAGAAATCCATAGAGATGTTCTTGGACGGTAAGATGCCAGACAGAACCGCTGAACTAGCGGAGAGCGGCCAGTTAATGTTTACACAGGAATACTTTGATCTTCTGGAAGAAGAAATAATGGGTGAGCCTGTAGAGAAGGAAGAGGAAGTAGAAGATGCGTCCTGATTCACCAATCCCCGGAGCAAATATGTTAGCCGATACGCGGCACTACGCATGGCATAGACCGCCGGATATTGTGGAGTATGATCAGGCTGTTGATTTTATGATCAAGAAGATTGACGATCCGTATGAGACGCAGATGGTCATGGCTATGCTTAAGATCGACGCACAGATTTCTACTATTGTTTCTACGCTACTATTACAGGCGGTGTCTGTAGGTAAGTTTGGCATTGACCTAGCATTGCTTACGGCTGGACCTCTGGCACGATATATCGAGATTATGGCAAAGAATGCCGACACTCCTTACGAGATGGGCGTAAGAGATAAGGATGAGATTGTTATCACTCCTACACTCTTAAAACAGGCACTGGGTATAGTAGACCCTGATGATGAGCCTGAAATGCCAGAAGAAGAAACCCCTGCCTTAGAGCAGCCTACAGGCGGTCTGATGGCTATGCCTGACGAGGCTGTAGCTCCACAAGATGAGCAGATGGCTATGTTGGGTGGTGTTGAGGAAGAAGAAGAATTGGAGCCTGAAGATGAGCTTTCGTAGTGAAGCCGCTAATGTAAGAAGCAAACTTGCATCTGGGTCTTTTGAAAAGGCCAATCCTGATCCGTATGGCTTCAAGGGCTTTGCGGAGCAAGTTACCTTTGGTATTCGTGCTGACGCAGAACAACGCCGTCAAGAAGAACTTATGGAGAAGAAGGACGAGTTTGCACGTAAGAGAGCGGCTGCTGCTAAACAGGAAGCTAAAGAAGCGGCAGACAAGAAACTACGCGGGTATGTTACTACGGCACTACAGGCTAAAGTAGGCGGCTATGGTACGCCTCTAACAGATCAAGCTGGTTTAGTTACTATGACTGATCAGGTATACAACTACGCTATGGAGTCTGGGGCGACTAGTTATTCTCAGGTTGAAGCACTGGTTGGTAATATTAGCAATCCTGCATTTGATAAGCTGTTTACTCCAGTTGATCAGGCGGCGGCTAATCAAGATAGTACTCCTACCGATGGATCGGAGGTAGGACCTACTGTCGATACTGCCCCAATTTATCATAATGGATACAAGATAATTCCAAACGCGGATGGATCGTATATAGTAGAGGGTGGTACTTTTGTGAGGGCTAGAGCTACACCTAAAGATTTAACAAGCCTTAAAACACTGTTATCTGGCAAATCAGATGGTGGTTTTTCAGCCCCAGAAGATCAGACAGAAGCTGCTTTGAATGAATCCTCTTCTGTAAGTACAGATATTGCTACTGCTGCTGACGCCGTGACTAAGCAGTCTGATAGTCTATTTGGTAATCCCGATATTACAAAGCTTGATGGCCTTGCAGAGAACTCTTGGGAGACTGAGGTTGCCCGTCTGGAAAACCTTAAGACTACGCAGCCTAACAGGGCAGCATTCCTAGACGGAGAGATTAATAAGATACGTGACTATGCGGGTAAACGTGGTTGGACCAAAGTTGGTGGACTGACCGCAGAACAGTTACTGGATATTTCTTATGAAGATTTATTAAAGCGTATTGCAAATATTGAAGGTGGTATAGGAAACGTAGACCCTGCCGATTTGCCCGTACTTAAAGAAGCCTTAGCAGTTAAAGAAGCAGTTAACGCAGAAGGAATGTGGTGGAACGATCCTCAAAAGACATTTGAATTACTGGACAGTAAGCCCAATGTTGTCGATTCTCAGATTAAGTTCTGGGCTAACTCAGGCAATGATGCCAATGCGGAGCGCCTAGAAAACGTACAAAACCTTAAGACTATCTACGATAGCGTGGTGAATGGTCAGGGTCTTGATCCAGATACCTTATCTAAAGTTGTTGGAAAAGATTCAACCGCACTAAACCAGTTTAAGTCGATGTACTACGACAGTGCCACAGGGCCGCAAAAAGGTTTAATCGACAAGCTGATATCGATTGCTGAAGAATCAGAAATGGCTAATAAAGCGCCTAAGTCTTTGGCTTGGGATAGTTGGGCAAATAGAACACGGCTTTACGAAAACCTTGGCTCTGATGATCCGGCTGTTGTTAAGAAAGCGGAAGAAAGCATTGCGCTTTGGGAACAGCTTTGGTCAAGAACAACAAGCATTGCAGATAAGCCTACGGAGTGGTGGCAGAACGAAAGTAACATTGCCAAGCTATCTCTAGATGAAATAGAGAACCTTCTGGTAATGCCATCTATCCAAGGTAATGCAGTAGTACAAAACGCATTACTGCCAGTTAAAAATAGATTAATGGAACAGCAAACTTCTAATCAGGTAGCTGAGACAGAGGGTGATATCTTCAGTCTGAAGACTGTTGCTGATATGGACAACTGGCTATTGGGCGCAGGAAATGCAGAGCGTATGAACAATGACCCAGCACTAGAAGCACAGTGGGTTAATCAACGTGCTAATATCTTATCTGCTGAGAACGCTGCTGATGCAGAGAAGAACATTGATGCCTATCAACAAATCTGGCGCAATGAGCTAGGAGATCGTAAGCTAACTGATCTATCCTCTGCTGAAATAGCGAAGATTGATAAGAGGGCTAAAGCGCTTACCAGTACTGAGGGTGAATTTAAGACCCGCACGTACTATAAAGACGGTAATTCCGTTCCAGTTAATAGCAAAGAAGATCAGGCTAAGTATGAGGCTGATGGATGGAGTCCAATTAAGTTGGGTGACGTATCCCAGATGTTGGCAGACCTTAACCTTGAAGATACCCCAGATAACCGTGCGCTCGTTGCCAAGGTTAAGAACGGCGTCTTTAAGATCACTGCTAACCATGTAGGATATCCAGTCATTCTTGAGCTTACTGGTGATTCAACTAATGCACAGCCAATTGCAACTGGTGGTGGCGACTTATCTCTAGGCGATAGCCGAAAAATAGTAATGGACTCCGTTAGGGATACTATAGGTGCTGCCCCAGACGATCTAAGTGGAGATACCCTAGCAACGGACGGCACAGTGATCATGACTGCGGCTGAAAAACAAGCAGCATTAGAGGGAACACAGCAGTTAGGATTTGAGCAAAGTATTGCTAATCTAACAAATCCTTCAGCAGCCTTCGGCCCTAGAGGTTGGGGTTCAGGGATATTGAACAAAGTTACGGGCCTTGGTAAAGGAACCTTTGATGAGGCGACTGCGGAAGCTACAACCAGTATCAATACTCTTAGATTGATTACCACCCTTCAAATCTCTGCTGCATTTCCGGGGCTTAAAGACAGTGTAAACCTACGGACCAGCATACAAAACAACTTGCCTGAAACAGGACGTTTTTGGACAAGTGTTCCTGAAGCTAAACGCGGCTACACTGCTATTAGAGACTTGCTGGTTAGTAATGTTCAGACCCAACAGGACATAATGAAGGATGCTACTGGAATTAGGGGCATAGATTACGCAAAATCAAATGTTGCGGTCAAGACTTTAGAGCCTCTCATTGAAATCTATAGTAGCCTTATTGAGGGTATGGATCAGGTAGAGCAAGTTACGGATAACTCCACGCTTAATGTTCAGGATAATTCACTGGTTCCAGAGAACTTCAGTAAGCAACCCGCCCCAGCCGCAGAAAAGCCATTCATATTAGTTGATGAGGCATTGGCTAAACGATTACCATCTCTTGCGCCATATTTGGGCAAAAGTGTGCGCTCCGTATTGGGTGAGAATGGATCATATTCACTAGAAGTTGAGGGCGAGTAGCATGGCTTCACAAACAGACCTAGAGATGTTGGCGCAGCAGCAAGAACTTGAGGCGCTATCTTTACTGGGCGGCACTGAGGAAGACTGGCAATCTGAATCTGATAAGTTCACAGATGAGCTAGATGTTCAGGCTGCAATAGAGGCCCGTGATGCTGCTGCTCGTACTGTAGAGCGCGAGAATGAAATACTTAATAGTATAATGAACACGACTGGCCCTACTATAAGTATTGACGGCACTCCGTTTAACATACAACAGGCTATAGACTCCGGCGCATCCTCTACTCAAATCCTTAACTCTATCCTTACTGGGGATTTAATTAGAACGGATATCGATAACTCTTTGGAGGCAGGGTCCAGAAGTTTTGCGACTGGCTTAACTAACTTCTTAGGAATGCCCGGAGATATTGTAGGGGCAGTAGGGAGTGGACTTGAAGGATTAGGACGTAAAGGTATTAACCTAGCAGCCGAAGCAGCGGGTAACGTAAACTTTACAGTCAGCGAGAACCCCCAAGATTTCACATTCTCTAGCCCTAACCCAGCATTTGGTGGACAATGGATCAGAGATACTCTTAATAAACTAGGAAGTGATTACGTTAACATAGATCAATTCCCAGAGGCGCAACGTCCATACGCTCAGGTTGGTAGAGTCGTTGGAGAAAATGTGGCTCTGGCTAGACTACCCTTCACCTTAGCAAACATGGGCGTAGCAACGGCTAATCCGCTAGTAAAACAGGCTATTAAAGACCCTAAGAAATTTGCTATGGCTGAGACTGGGGCCATTGCGGGTGCCGCCGGACTTGCGGGTGGCGCTGAGGCGCTTGGCTTTGGCGACAATCCATTCGTTATGATGGGTGCAGAAGTTATTGGTGCAATTACTGGCGGTAGCCCAAAGACAATAGTAACTTCACCTCGTTTGGCTCTCCAGTTTGGTAAGTATGTAGCGAAGAGCATTGGATCACGCTTTAGCGATAAGGCTACCAATGAACGTGCCTTGAACCACATTCTCACTTCTACAAATACTGCCCGTGCTGAAATACTTAAAGAGATAGAAAACCTCAAGAAAGCTGGGGATATTGATCCGGCTATTATCGAGGAGCTTACTGCTCAAGCAGATGCCTTCACTCCAGAACGTCTTATGGCTGATCTTGAGGCTGGTCTTGCATCAGCTACTGAAGGCCGTCCTATGGTTAGAGCAAATCTACCATCAGGAACTCTATCTGGTAACCCTGCCTTAGCAGCAATACAACGTAAGATGATGGGCGACAGTCCAGAGTTTAGTGCAGCGGTAATGAACGAAGTTAGTGCTACGCTAGACAGCATGATGGCGGCATCTGATTTACTGGCACGGGCTGGTAATACTGAGGCTGCGGATGTCTTACGCAAGAAAGCATTCCAACAGGCTATTGATGCCACACTCGCACGATCAACAGGTGAGGTAGCAGAGCGACTTAAGGCATTCTCAGGTACAGATAACTTTAGAGCCTCTCAGTTGGCACAAGGCACTCTGTATGAAGCTAAAACCAATATGCGGGAGATGGAGACATTCCTGTGGGATCGTATTGATAAAAAGGCTCCAATTGATGGTACTAACATAGGCAAGGCCATTGCTAGTATTAGAGAGAACAAGTTACTAGATGGTATGACCATAGCTGGTGGTGGGCAAATAGATGCCGCTATCAATATCATTGCTAATAAAATTGAACGTGGTGAACCCCTAGACACTGGTGAAGTTCTTAAGTTCCGTTCCATTATGCTTGAGCAATCTAGGAGAGCGGCTGGAGCAGATGATTACGGACAGGCTGGTATCTTTGATGCTTTGGCTACATCAGCAGTTGATGATCTGTCTGCTCTAGATGGAGCGGCGGGAGACACTATTAGTTTAGCTAGAGCCTTCAGTTCTGAATTAAATCAACGCTTCACACGATACTTCCCTAAAGACGTTCTCTCTAAAGAAGTTAAGGGTGGAACTTCTATTGAATCTGAGATGGTTCTAGATACAGGCTTTGGTACAGGCGGGGATCAAGCTGCGTTAAACTTCCAACAACTACAGACAGCAGCTAGTGACGCGACTACCTTTGCTGATGATATTAATAATCTTAAGGCAAGGGATGAAGCACAGCTAAACGCCAGTAGTCTTGGAGATGACGGCTCTCGTGCAAATCCTGTACCAGCCACTCAATCCGATAACGTAGCCGATCCTACGGATGTTGATCCATCTAAGATGATGCCTACGGATGATGATATCATACCAGAGGTACAGGTAACAGGCATTGGAGATGATACTTTACTAGACCCTAATAATCCTGTTCCTGAGTATACAATCTATGGAGCCAACAGACCTCGCCCAGATGCTCCTGAAGTAGAGGCCACAGATGAGTTCAAGTTAAACGAAGGCGGTAATAGCACAGAAGTTGTTATAAAGGATGATGTTAGACAAGACCTTGGCGCACAGATGTTTAGTGCCCAAGAGGATTTCCTACGGTCTACTGTCTACAAACTACGGGATTCTACAACAGGTCAAATCTCTTCAAGGCAGATTGATGACTTCTTGAATAATAACGCCAGACTCCTAAACGATTTTCCAAACCTACGTCAGGAACTTATTGGCTATGCGGATGCTGAAAGAGCAGCGGCAAGGATAGTAGAAGATTTATCCAGAGCAAGTTCCTCAGAGAAACTGCCTGTTGCAATATCAGACACACTAACCAGTGATAATCCTACAGAGTCATTTGCTAGACTAGCAGCCGAAGCTCAGGGTCTACCAGATGCCATGACCGACTTTAGATTGGCTACAATGGATGTTCTGTTTGCAGCGTCTAGAGGTGCAGACGGTAAACCAGATTTCGTTAAACTGGCGAACAACATGGGTAAGCCACTCAGTGGTCGTACTGGTGATTTAACTATCATGGACTTGATGGCGCAAAACAATGTTATCTCACCGCAAGAGCAAGAGATACTTGGTCAAATGGTTGCTGAAGGTATTCGTATACAGCGTTCTCTCACAGACCCTAACGTATTCAATCAAGTAATACAGGGAACCCCAGACATACAGAAGAACGTAGCCAGAATTATTGGTGCTAACTTAGGTGTGATGTTTGGGCGTGGAGATGCCAGTCTTCAGGCTGCTGCAATTGGTTCTGAGTTTGTTAAACGCCAGATCGATAAGTTGCCATTGGCTGCGGATACTAAAAGAGTTGAAACCCTTATGCGTAATCCGGCTCTACTTCTGGAATTACTTTCTAAGAATCCGGCTAGGGCCAAGTCAGGTATGCAGACCGCTAAGGAACTCTTCGCTAAGTATCAGGATAGCGGCATGAGTAATGCTGAAATAGCTAGAGAACTGACTAAGCAGGGAGCCTTGGCAGTAGGAGACGCAGCAGCCCGTAATACTAGGACAGCTACTGTCGGTGCATTGCAGGGTGATAGTAGAGATGAAGAGCCACCAGAAGTACGGTCACTTGATCAACAGATGATGAATCTAGAATAAAGAAAACCCCCTGTAGATGTGCGCTACAAGGGGTTTTCCAACCAACTAGCAAGGTGACCACTCAACTTCAACCTTACCCTTAAATATATACTTTATTGTGCCCCTAGCGTCAACCGCTAGAGGGCTTTTTTTATGCTTTATTCACACTTTCTTAGGCCCGTATTAGGGTCATAGTAACAGGCTCCACCTTCCTCTATGAAGTCAGTAGTATCCTCTACAATTTCCTCTTCAGCAACGTCCTCAGAGGCAGATGCATTGAGAATACCGTACCGTTTACCACTGGCTCTAAATGTCGTGCAGCCTGAGCTACCGCCATCGTATGCTTCCATGTAAACTCTCTTGAAATCTTCCCAAGAAACATCGTCACCTACGTTGCACGTTTTACTACAAGCAGAGTCAACATAGCGTGAGGCTACGTTTAGAACTTTTACGTGATCAAACACTGACAGTTCATCCGCAGTCTTACCCTTAATGCCAAACTCACGATAGCCGTAGTCATCTACCCGTTCTACTTTAGGTCCATCGAAGGTTTGGATAGTTCTATCGTAGTAATGGGAGAAGACGGGTTCAATGCCGCTGGATACGTTATCGGCTGAGAGCGAGATTGTTCCTGTTGGTGCCACAGATAGTAGATGGGAGTTACGAATGCCGTGGACAGCAATAAGATCACGAATATTTTCAGGCAGAGTTTTAGCAAAATCAGAGTCCATATACATAGGGTTATATAAAGGGAAGGAACCTTTCTCTATGGCTAACTCAACAGAGGTCAAGTAGCAGCCATCTCTAATTACTTCCATGATTGTCTCTAGCTGACGAATGAATCCATCAGAACCATATTCAAAGCCTATAGCTTCGATAGCATTGGCTACCCCAGTCACACCTAGACCCATACGGCGTTTGTTCTTTGCTTCTTCTTCCTGCTGAGGAAGAGGATACGTGGCCCTATCAACAACATTGTCCATTGCCCGTACAACATGTGGAATGTCGTTCTTTAACATATTCATATTAAACACATATTTGCCATCGTGCTTAACGATATATTGCGTCAGATTGAATGACCCCAGCAGACAGGCACCATACGGTGGCAGCGGCTGCTCTCCACATGGATTAGTTGCTGCAATCTTCTCACAGTACCACAGGTTATTCTTCTTATTAATTCTATCGATGAACAGGATTCCGGGTTCTGCCCAATCCCATGTACTGCGTAGAATATCATCCCATAGCGCACGAGCAGAGACTGTCTTGTAGACTCGATCTTCAAATACAAGGTCAAAGTCACTGTCTGATTTAACAGCTTCCATAAACTCATCCGTAACCCCTACAGAGATATTGAACTGGGTTAGGTCAGTGCTATTGTTCTTTGCTCGAATAAACTTCTCGATATCGGGGTGATCCACCCGTAGTACGCCCATCTGAGCGCCCCTACGGTGTCCTGCCGATGCGATTGTCTTACAAATGCTATCAAAGATGCCCATGAAGGACATAGGGCCACTAGAACGGCTCTCTAGGCTTCGTATGAGTGCCCCGTGAGGACGTAGCGTACTGAAGTCGTAGCCTATGCCACCACCTAGCTGCATTGTACGCGCTGCATTCTTAGCGGCATCCATAATACCGCTCATACTGTCTTCGATAGTACCGCTGACAAAACAATTGTATGGTGTCACCTTACGCGGTGCGCCCATAGCAGACTGCACACGCCCTGCGGGAAGGAAACGCTGGTTATACAGAATGGTGCGGAAGTTATCGAAATGACTTTCATTGTCTTTCAAGGATTCAGCTACGCGGGTCATTGCTTCGCGGAATGTCTCCCCCTCACTACGATACTTCATAGCGTGGATTTCTTCAGAGATATTCAGAGTTGGTCCGTATTCGTTTTTTATCATTATTTAGGCTCCACTAGGTCGGATAGGTTAGGATATTTATAGTTCGGGCCTTTAACGACTTTCCCTGCCTCGTTTTTGATAGGTTTGCCGTCTAAGCCTAGCTTAGAGAGGTTGGAGAAATGGACACGCCGTAAGGCTACGTCTAAATCCCATCCATAGGTGGCTGCATAGCCATAGAGTACATACGCAAGGTCTGCTATTTCCTTGAGCATGTTGTCTGGTTTATTGTCTGCACTTGCGTCACAGACTTCACCATATTCTTCTGAGATCAAAGACCAGCGAAGGGTTTCCAGACTGGCATCCTTCTGCCATTTTTGGTCTAAGGGCTGCTCCATGCGTTCAGCAAAATCACGTACCATCTCGTATGGTGTCATGTGATTAGTAACCCAGTCAGGATATACGTCATCCCAGCCCACTTGGTTCAATTCTTTTTTTTCTAAAGGTTCGGCTAGGGATGCTACGGCATCGATATCTTCTTGTGTGATCATTCTTCTAGTTCCTCAATTAAACGATCCAAGTACCAACGGCACTTCTTTAGGTCTTCAAGGCCATTCTTGTACGGCCATCTCCAGAGATATTTGAAAGCATTCTGCCAACAGTAGGCAGCGTGAGGAGCAACCTTAGCCCCCTCAGACATAGCTTCCATTGCGTCAATGCATTCGATTGCGGATGAGTTGTAGTGAGGTGGCTTATTGACCATATCTCTACGGTTGGCAGTGCCTCGTATTATGGATGCCTGTTTCTCTATCCTAGTCATTTCACGAATAGTATCTTGCATCAGTGTAGCTTCTTCTTGAAGTCTACTACGTTACCATTCTTGTCCTTACGTCTTTCACGGACAATCTCCAGAAGCTCTTCATCAGGCTCAAAGTCAATCTCATATTCGGCATCATCTTCGTCATCAATGATTTCACGAAGAGTGGCTATCTCACGAAGTAGAGCGCCTTGGAAAGCAAGGGTTTCGATCTCACATTTAATCTTATAGGTAAGACCGTTAATGGCATCCAAGTAGAACATCACTTGGGCTTCTTCCATCGTAGCACTAAGATTGTGTTCAATCTGAAGGTCAACGATATCGGTGTCCTGATCTATTCTAAGGTCAAGACGGATGCTATTTGCATCAATTTTTGATTTTGGCATGATTACTTTCTAGCGGTTAATTTGAAGAAATGTTCTGCATCAAGGAGCGCCAAAGGCTTTTGGCGATCCCCTTTAATAATAGCTAACGGCTGAACACCTTTAGGGCAGTTCTCCGTAGCCTGTTCCATGATTTTATAAACAGCAAATGCCTTGTTAGACTTACACTCGACTGAGTATGGAAAGCAGCGTCTAGCAGCAGGGGATAGAAGAAGGTCTTCTCCATTGGCCCCCATAGAAGTACTGCGGATATCGCCGTCTTCTAATTTAGGAAACGTAGAGTATAATTTATCTCTAACCCACTGCTGTAATCGTCTACCCTTAGCCTTAGCACTCTGTGCCTTTATAGCCATGAGGGTAGCTCAATTATGCTATAATCACCCCACCCAGTATCGTAATTCTCATCTTCCGTAGCATCAGAGATGATAGCCAAGGTACGGTGCATTCGCTCAGTAGCACTGTCCAACAGCCTTTCGCTGACCGTATGTATATGAGAACAGTAGGGAGCAGACTTCTCTACAGTAATGAAACTGAATGAGTTTACGTCAATATCAGCTAACTTACACACGTATAAGTAGAACGCAGCCTGAATATCGTAAGCATACTTGAAGCACTCCCTAGAAAATCCCATAGGACTTGCATCCATAGTAGTTTTTACATCGTACACAGTCTTTTCAGACTCTATCAGCAAATCCGGCCTAGTCTTTAGCTGCAACCCTGTGTTTGGACAGGTAGCAAAGATACTTACTTCGTTTACCCGATCAGCATGACGCAGTAGCTTCTTGCAGTGAGCATTTTGAAGGGTAGTCTTAGACATTTTCTTAGCAACGGCATATTCTACCTCAGTTAGAAGCACTTGATCTTCATTCAGGGATGATTCCATATCCACAAAAGCCTTAGAACGCTTGGTCTTTGGCCCTCGTATTACAAGGTCACGATCTTCTTCCAGAAGGAGTGCATGGACGGCTGTTCCCATAGTAAAAGCAGCAGTCTGTGAACGCTTTTCGCCTTTCCAATGTGCTAGAGATTTCTTGTACACCGACTTAACGGCAGAGGACGATATACCACTGGTCGAGTGGTATACCGCATTACTCATTCCTTGGACAACGCCCATTTAAGCAACGTCTGCCTCTAGCTCATTAAGATGATCCATCAATGCCTCATCAGCCTGTGCTTCAGCCATATCCATATTGGCCTTCTTCCACGCTTCTTCAACACGTTTGTTTTCACCACTCACCAGACCACCTACAGCTTGAATGCTGTCGTAGATTTCCTGTGACATTTCAAATGGTTCACCAAACTGAGGCTCAAAGTGCATTACATAGTATGTTGCACCCTTAACAGACTTCTGCTTCTCAGCTTTAAGAACACTCTCAAAATCCCAGATCATGCGTTCACCCATTCGGTTCAGTACGTCATGATAAAATGGCCCATAGTTCTTACGCTTTAATGAAAGAACACATGGTTGATTTTCTATGGTGCGTTCCTCACCATTAGCAGTCTTACCAGTATACGATACAATACCACGCACGATACGGTATCGGTCAATGCCCAAATACTTCTCACGCTCTTTCTCAGTAAAGTTTTTAGACTGCTCGTATGTTGGCATATTGCAGTTATACCCGCCCAGCATATCACGGCCTTCGTCCTTTGCGTATTGTAGCAAGATAGATTTATTAATAAGACCTTGCTCACCCCAGTGTTGATACTGGATGTGATTACTCAGTGCCCGTAATCTAACGCCGTCTTTAGCGTAGACACGATCACCAACAGGAGTATTCAAAAAGAATGATCCCAAGGGAATTTGCACCCCATTAGCGTCTTCACCCTGTGAATTTATCTTCAGAGTCGGGATGCTTGGTCCTTTGCTACCTGTTTGTGCAGCGCCTAATGTAGAAGCGATATCTGCAAGGCTCAGGTCGCCTTCTTTAACAACTAAGTCAGTCATCTATGTTTCCTTAAAAGTGAGCTTTCATTGTACCGCAACTAGGTGGCAGGAGTCAACTCTAATTCGTGTTGATCAAGCCAATTAGTTCCAGCACTTATTTCGATATCGAAGGGCACAACTGACTTGTAGTTGAACCGTTCTAACATCTCTTCATCTATACCCGTCATGGCTATATGTAGTAGTTCTTTTACCTTTTCTAACTCATCCTTGTGGCAATCAACCACAATACTGTCGTGGACTGTTAAGATTAATTTACTCTTAAGTTTGTTCTCTCTGAACAGTCTAAGAGCGCGGATACAGGCCAATGGTACACAGTCTCCTGTGGCAAAGCCTTGTATGGGGTAATTAACTATCTGAGTGGCATTCGTTACCCTACCATTTCTGGTACGAACAACATTAGGCCAGAAGTATTGCCGCCCACTAGGAACTTGGACAATACCATTCTTAAGTACACCAGTCATAAGACGATCTTGGTAGCTCTTAAGACCCTCGTAGATGTTAAAGAACTCAGCGAAGTACGTCTGTACGTGAGGCGGCTCTAAGGCACCCTGACCGCCGTATAACGGAGCAAACGAGTACTGCTTCGCCGCCTGTCTAGCATCTTTACTGACTTCAGACGGGTCACACTGATTGATGATAGAAGCAGTCTGCTTATGAA